TATATTTCCATCAGCACTTGTATAGATATCAGCAGCTCCTGTTATATTTATGTCACCTGAAGTTGTTGTAATACTAGCATTTCCTGAACTCAATGAAATCGTTGTTGGAATATCTATTATGAAATTAGTTTCTCCTGGTGTAGAATTTCCTGTAATTTTAAAAGTTGTATCAGCTCCGACAAATTCACTTCTTATAGCATATTTAGCAGCACCTGTTGATGAATGAAGTATTTCAATATGGTTAGAAACTTCTGTATTTCCAGAAGGGTCTTGTGGTATTATTAGATTTAAAAGAGCAAGTGGTTCAAAATTAGGTAAATTTGCAGCAGCATTAAATGCGCTTTCATCTCCTAAAATCATTCTAGTTTTTAAGTCTGTTGTAGGAGACCCGTCTAAATTAAATGGTCTAATAATATAATAGTCAGATGGGGTTGCTCCACCACCATCGTCATATTCTTGATCTGTGTCCCATACGTTTAAAGATACTCCGTTACTTCCATCTGCTCCTGCAGGTCCTTGAGGTCCTGCAGCTCCAGTTGAACCTACTGGTCCAGCAATACCTGTAACACCTTGAGTTCCTTGAGGACCTTGAGGTCCTCCACCATTTGATAATAATTGATCGAAATTATAATTTAACTTGCTTATTCTGATAATTTCAGAATCGCTTTCGAATATTTCTTTTAAATTTAATGCCATCTTATGACTTTATTTTTATAACAGGTCTAAGCTTTGCTTTTAAACCTGCTTTTTTATTATATATTAGTCTAAAATTAAGTGGGTTTCTAGGGTCTAATACAAAGCTGTAATTGTTGTCTAATTCATAACCACCATTTTCGACATCTGCAATGCTTGCTGAAGACTCAATTGATGATGTAATCTTTTTACTGCTAAGAACATATAAATCAATTGAACTTATAGAAAAAAGAGGTAGGATATTATTAGAAACATATTCTTCAATATCGTCATCTAATGAATCTATTCTACCAAAACTATCTTCCAATGCAACATGTTTTGTTATAGTGTCTTTGATACCTTCATTTTTAAAGAAACGAACTGCACTTTTTTCTAGATAAAAGTCTATGATTAATTGTGATTTAGTCTCTGTAAAAGCAACTTCACTCTCAACATTATCTGATATTTTAGCATCTGTTAAAATGTCTAAAGTATCAAAGTATTCAGAAGTAAAATCAAATATCTGATATGAAGTTCCAATTTTAGGAGTATTTGAAGAAAGATAACTTTTTTCTTCAATTATATTTTTAGTTCCAGGAACCAATGTTTTATTAGAAGCAGATTCTGCTCTAACATAGTATTCATGTTCCCATCTTGACTTAAATATATTAATGTCTCTTTTATCAATAGCAATTTCATCAATTAAACTATATTTAGGCAAAAGTGAATCTGACTCTGAAAGTTTAATAACACCCTCTGTGTCTATTTCATTTACTTTGTGATAAAAATAATTTTTAATTCTTCCATAAGATTCTCTAAATTCACTATCTCTAATAAATGTTAAATCGTAAAATACTCCTAAATCATTTAATTTTTTATAAAGAGCACTTGTAAGTTCATTTAATTCAGGGTTGCTATAATCATAAGTAGAACTTGGCATAGCCGGAGTTTCTGTAGTCCAATCTGTATCTATTTTATGTCTAGAAAAAGGTTCTCTAAAAGTTACTATAGATTTCATAGCTGGAGAATATCTACCGTTATGTCTTTTTAAGAATGTAAAATACTCATTTTGTGCTTTTTGAATCTCATATCCTATAACTGAATTCGTAAGACTAAATGCCTTAGGCTTATTTGTGTCTACATCTGCAGTTAAGCTAGAAGTTTTTATGACTTCATTTCCGTCATCTATATTTACAACAAAATTATTTTCAACTATAGTACCATCTGACTCTACTGTAATATATTCTGCGGCGTTAGACTTATTTAATATTTCAGCAACGTTACCTGCTGACAATTGATTTAAAAGCTCCCTATGTGCAAATATTCCTCCACCCTCATAACTATATTCAGCAGACTTATATTGTGAACTTGTATAAAAACCAGTAGGTTGAACAATTCCAGTAGAAAGTTCATACATTGCACCTTCTAACTGAATTGTAGTATTATTAATAACACTAGCGATCTGAATACCATATTCAATAATCCCTATTTTTATTTTTAAAACTCCATATAAACCAGTAGTCGGATCTTTTAATATCTGGTGTAGAAATTCTGTAGTTGAACCATCAGCATGTGGTACTGAACTTAATGTAGTAAAACCAGAAACTGGAAGCGAAACTGAAGATAAATCTAAAGCACCACTTACTTGGGCATCTGCATAATCTCCACTTTCTAATTTATGGTCTAATTCATACAATAATCTCCTATTCAACCAATCATAATTAGAATCAGACATTTCTAATTCTAACATTAAAACAACATACTTAAATTTCTTATTTCTAATAACTCTTACACCTAAATGATTTGGTTTAGAATCATCAAACTTAGTTTTCATAAAAGCTGTAAATCTATAACCATTAAACTCAGTAGATTTAATAAATTCTTTAGTTATTGAATTTTCTGCTTTCTTTCTAGATTTCATAGAGAATTTCAAACCTTTAAAAATAGTAGACGCGAAATTTTCTTTAGTACCCTCTTCTATAAAAGTATATTTTCTCTTTTTAGGTAAATGACTCCATCTATTGGCTAAATTACCTTGCAATAAAAAGTAAGATTTAAAATAATCAAAATCTATACTTTTAAAATCATCAAATTCTATAGGTAAATCACTCGCATTCTCTAAATAACTAAATTCTTCTAAAGGTGTCATATAGTAGTCTGGTCTTTTATCTAAATAAAACCATTCATGTGTCATTTTTTTCGGATCTCTTTCTAAACTTTCTAAACTTGGTGAAAAGTTAGTTTCGCCAAAAGTTTCTGAAACATTTAAGTAGTAAGGATTTTCTCTAACGTTAGTTGAGTTTATTAATGACCATTTATTAATACTAGGAACAACTCTAGATTTGGTAGCAAATTCAGTTGTAAAATTCTCTTTTAACCTGTCAAGTTCATTTTCTATAGTTTCATTTTCAACGTCTTCAGTAGATTCTTGTTTTAATAAAGGTATAAGATTTGCATAATATTTTTCTGGATCTAAATATAAGTCTTCTAAATTCTCTTCTGAGAATGCAGTTTTAGGAGAAGGTATACTACCAGGATATCCAGAAGTTCTATCTCTATTTAATTCTTTCAAGTCAGAATTTGAATTATCAAAGAAGTCAAAGTTAAAATCATAGATATCATATCCACTAAAATAACCCCAAGAAAGTTTAAATTCCGAATAAATGCTTAAAACACCAGAAAGTTTATTTTTAATCTTATGTTCTAAAATAATCTTCTTATATTCGGAATTAATCGTTCTAGAATCTGTTACTTTGTCTATAACTTTATTGTAGTTTCCTGAACCATCTATGAAATACTCTCCGATTGAAACTTGGTCTTCATCATCTAAATTAATATAAATAGATTTGTTTTTTTCGTTTCCACCCTGTAAATAATATGCAGTCTTGGTACTTAAAAAGCTAGAACCAATATTTAAAATATTAGAAGTGTCTTCTCCAAATTCTATTTCTAAGAATGGAGCATTTGAATCTGTAAAAAAGAATCCAAAATTATTTAATTTATATCCTTTTATAGGTGACTTAACGTATATTGTTTCACCATCTATTAAAGTTTCAAATCTAGTATTTTCAGTTATAACTTCTGAAATAGCATTAGCAATATTCTTATTAGTTCCTAAATTAGAAAAAGACTTAACATTTGTTCTAGCCTTTAATATCGTGTTATCTGCGTAAAATGTATTTGCTGCAGTATTTACTGGATAAACATTTCTTTGTATCGATAAAAATGTAGGAGTATTATTTAAACTTATAAAACTATGGTCTTCCTCCATACTAACAACATCTTCAAATACATCTATATACCATATATTATCTTTAGAATTATATTTTTGCAATAAAGAATATTTTGCAAAAGTTCCTATTGAAGGCCATGCTGCTATAATATTAAGAGAAGTCTCTTCAGAAGTAGCTCCTGAAACTGCTGTAAAAGAATTTGAAAGATTATCTTCAATTGTTATTATTTCTCCAGCTGTATTTTTATTTATAAATATAGAAAAAGACTGTTTCTTTAAATTTACAAGAGTAAAATTATCGTTGTGATTTGGAGTTCCAACAACTTTTAATTTTAGGAAATCTCCTTCTGCTGAATCATTTATAAAAGACTCTACATTTCTATCAGTTCTCTTGATTCCAAAAAAGTCAGAATAATCTTGATTGTTAGAGTCTATTTTTATTTCTAGTTTAGATATATCCCAATCAACTCCATTTTTAACATTATGATATCCTCTTGCTGTTTTTACCCAGCCCAACATTGCTTTATCTTTAAAAAATTCAGAATAAGGAAGTGACCAATAATCTGCATTAGTTGTAAAGTCTAAGTTATGGCTTATTTCTGAAAAAGTAACAGTATCATTTATTAATCTTTTTACTTTACCTTCTCCTATATCATGAGAGTCGACATATAAACCAAAATATCTATTGATAGAATACTCTTCAGCTTCGTCATCATTAAACATAAACTCAAGATTGAGTAGATTTGCACATGCAATACCATTTCTAGAAAAACCTGAAGTAATGAAATCATTGTATTCTATAACTGGTTTATCAGTATCTAAAGTATCTCTATATTGATATTCACCCTTACTTACAAACCCACCTTTCTCTAAATCAATTCCATTATATAAAGTTTTTTCATCTTGTTCAAACGAAACTGTTAATGGCGATTTTGGAAAATCTTCGGAATTAACGTGATTTCTTACGTATGTACCTATGTTACTGTCTTCTGATAAATCTATAGTTTTTATTAGAGTAGCATTAGTCATGATGTCATTTATTCTATCTGCATTATTAGAATAATTTATGGAGTCTGCATCTAAAGGGTCTTTTATTCTAAAAATTAAAAACTTAGAAGGTACTTTTTTATCTAACCATATAGGTGCAAATATTTTAAACTCTGAATCATATAGTTTAGAAAAGTTAGAACTAGTTCCATAATTATAAGTTTCTTCAAACTGCTTAGAAAAATCATCAAGTATAGAAAAATCACTGTACTCTCTTTTTACATTAAATGCTAACTCTAAAGGTGTTGAGTTTTTTATCCAAAATCTAGAAAGGTCATAAGAATACTTGCCATTTTTGCTGACTCTCTTCTTCTTATATTTAAAATCAGATAGCTGTTCAGATGCATCAAAGCTTTCTAAGAATAATTCATCATCCTCTACTACAATCTTAACATTAGTAGAAAGTTTTGGGTTTGTTCTTAGAATGGGTCTAGATATAAAATCAGATCCATTATTAACTTCAATATCCGTTCGAATACTTCTAGGCATTAACTATTTATATTTTTAGTTTTACTAATTATATATCTCTTTAATATACGCCTTAAGTTCAGAAATTATATAGTCTTATTAAGAGTTACAGCTTTGATATTATTAAGATTAAATCCTTTAGGTTTGTACTTAGCAAAAACTTCAACATCGAAAGAAAATTGGTTTTCATTCGAATCAAATAAATCTATACCAATTGTTTTTGAATACGTCAAGTTATTTATTTGAGAAGTATTTAAACCACCAATTCTACCACTTGAAGTATCAACTCCTCCTGCAGATGTAGTACCAAAATAATCTGTCATTCTATATTGAAAGACGACATCTAAAGTTAGATTAGGAGCTTTAGCAGTTGTAGAATTTACTTGCTTCTCATCTAATTTACCTATTTTTCTTTTACCGAATTTATTATCACCATCTACTTCTAAACTTCCAATTCTAGTTGGAGATACAAAAAGATATGCACCGCACGATTTACCTCCTAGAAGATATTGGTCATTGTCACTAAAAGACATTTTCATACTTCTTTGGTATGATGAGTCATTATCATATCTATATGCGTTCTGTAAATTAGAGAATGCTTCACTTTCTTGTAAAGTCGCTAATTGACTCATATTAGTATTTCCTGGAGCGAAACCTGGAGTTCCTATTTGAGGATGGTCTATATGAACATAAAGACTATCATCATAATCCCCGGATGTTAGTGACCCAAGTGTTACAACTCCAGTTGAACCGTCCCATATAAAGTCAGAACTTGGTGCTCCTACAGAACCAGCTCCTGCAATACCAAAGTATTCGAATCTATTTGAGTTATTAGTTAAAGTAAGGTCTGTTCCATTAAGATAATCTAAAGGAGCAACTGCATAAAGTGGGTTTTCACCAGAAACATCCATATATCTGCTATAAATAAATTGACCTTTTCTCTGTGCTGATTGAAAAGGCGATGCATTATTGAAAATTTCAGCAGCTGCCTCGGCACTTGACATATTTTGATATTGTATTGGCACTAAGTCATATTTAGCCTCTACTGTATAATAAGTATCATTTTCAACTCTTGATGCTAGTGTTGGTGATGGTGTAACAGCAAAATCATTTGTTCCCATTTCAAAATCAACTTCAGTTCCAGTAGAAGAAGAATGATAAACTGCATCGGATCTTTTACCAATAACTCTAGCAACTAATTCTAAATCTGTCGCTTTTGTATTTTCTAATAAAAGTTTAAAAGTCTTAGTAACAATATGACCTTTTTTAATATTTAAGTCTGCAACCTCATCAACATAATATCCAGCAAATACTTTTGCTGTTTGGTTAGCTTCTATCTGAGTAGTAGCTCCTTCTTCATCAACTAAAGTAACTGTTAATTCTCCTTCTGCATTTTCTATAACTCCTCTAAGAGTTTCTATTTCTTTTTGAAGGTCTATTAATTTATCAAATAATGTTATTGGTGTTTGCTCTCCAGATAAGAATCCAGAATTAATATCTTTAGCACCATGCGCAAAGTATTTTTCGTTAGCAATAACAGATTGTGCAATATGCTCATAAAAACCTTTAGATTCTAATTCATCTAATAATTTTACAAATGTAGTTTCTTTAGAATTTTCTTCAATTAAATTAACTATATTTGTAGTATCTAAAAGACCTTCTGGAAAATCAATTTTAGTAATTTCACTCCAATCAGATTCTAAAGGGTTAGAAGGATATCCTGCTTCAGAAATAGATTTTATTCTTATTTCTACACTTTCTCCTAAATTAATTGGAATATCTAATTGGTTAAAGTTTATTTCTTGTCCATCTTCAACTGATTCAGAAACCCAAACATATTTACCTGTTACAGAATCTCTAAGTCTTTTTCTAACAGGGGTTTCATATTGATTCCAATTAGAAAAACTTGCTGTTGTAGTTTGTCCATTTGTTTCAAAAGGAATTTGCTCTATGTTAGAAGTTTTTCCGCTAGATGAAACATATCTATATTGAATCTTAAATTGAACTATTTCTTGTGGTAAAGTGTCTTCGTTATCTTTTGCTTCTGGAATAGCCCAAAAACCTCTAACTCTATATTTTGCACTGATATCAGCTATACCTTGGTCAGTACTAATACTTTGAATTTGATTTACTATTGAAGTATAAAGTTTTGCTTCTCCACTTCTTTTTTCAATTAGAGAGTTAAGATTATTTTTATCTTTATTTTGCTCTATTTTAGAAGTGTATTTCTTAGTTGCTATCTCGGATCTTTTATTTGAAATAGTATCATCTAATTTTTTAATTGATTCTAAAACAGTAACTTTATCACTTGATAGTTTTTTGATAGAATCGAATGCATCATTAGATGTTAAGTGAGTATTTACTTGAACTACTGAAAAATTACCTGGTAATAATTCAACTGGATCTGGAACAATTCCTACAGTTGCAGGTGGAATGAAATCTTCTTTAAGTGATTTAATAAATTGTCCGAAATCAGCTACATTATTTCTATAATATGCTGCTAAAGTTGAAGTACTTCCATCAACCTCTTCAATTGTTAATTCGTTTGAATAGAACCCAACACCAGGTGACCAGTTTTCTGCTATAATTTTAGAAGAAGGGTCAATTGCTTTAAAGAACACAATTTGTCTTTCATTAAAACCTACATTAATACTTAGGCTTACTGAATCTTCTAAATTTTTATAAATTTTTAAAACATCAGCACCAATAGATACAGAGTCAAATCCTTCTATCAGCTTTAACTCCAGTTGACTTGTACCTGAATAAATGTTAGTTATCTCATACCTTGTGCTATTGTTACCAGAATTAACCAGAAGATTATCTCCTATACTTAAAAGCTCGGTATCTTTTAGTGACTTTTCCCCATCATTATATGTTAATTTATTAAGTGTAAATAGTTTTACGGTTCTAGTAACATCTTCTCCATCAACTTGAAAAGTTCTAGATACATTTTCTACATTGATAACATCAAACCCACCATAATATTGAGTAGATTTAAAAGGTAAATCTCTTACTTGCTCATCAATTGTTATATTTACACCATCTGAAATAATATCACCAAGAGCAGTTTCATAATCTAACTCTTCTAAATTTTTGTAATTGTCATCAAAATAAGAAGGTGCAAAATCATCTTCAGCTGGAAATATAAATCTTTTAACTAAAACCCTTTCAGTATCAGTGTCAATTTGACCACTAACATTAAATTTTACAGTTAATAAAGGGTTAAGAAAATCTTCAAAAAAGTCATTATCTGTAGTTTCAAAAGAAGTTGGTAAATCAATAACCTCTAAATCATTTGCAGGTGTCTTTAGTTTTTTAGTGATAACTCTTTGAAAGCTGCCATCAGGTAATTGAACTGTTGCATTTGAAGTACCAACACCACTAAGCGCTTTGATATTGTTTTCAAGTCTTTTCATTTCTTTATTTAAGAAACCAAAAGAAGGTATTTGATAAGTCTTTATTGTAGTATTACCATCCTCGTCTGGAGTACCAAATAAATCTATGGAAACTGTTATTGATTCATCTTGAGTTGTTACTGCTTGATTAATTCTTTCAAAAGTTTCTAAAGCATTTGTGTTCATTTGAGTGAACTGTCTAATAACGCTATTTAATGAGTTTTGTGTGTCCATTTATTCTTATCTTATTATATCAATTTCGAAATCATAACTAGCAGCATTTACGCATACTATTTCAAAATAAGGGTTATCGCTCAATTGAGCATCTGATAAACTTCCAATTTGTGTATTATAATTGTTTAAGTAATTTGTCCAAATATTTATTGAATATCCATTCAAATCTAAATTTTCAAAAACAACTTTAAAACTTTGACCATCTGACCATTTAATAAGTTTATCGTCTAAGTATATATTGATATTTGTATCAGCACTTCCGGAAGTAACTTTTCCTGCTAATCTTAACTGATTTGAAAAATCTTTAATTTGAGTCCAAATACCATAAGTTGAAGATTGTGTCGGATCGTATTGAGACGCCGCTGAAATTTCAGTATATCTTGTCAATGTGTTTTCGTTAAATCTATAAGGTCTATTTAAAGAATATCCTTTTAAATTATTATTGACTTTTATTTTATTTGGTATACTTTTATCTAAAAGAATTCCATTTCCAGCAGCCAATACATCAGTGTTATATTGAACCTCTGTAGGAATAGTTCCATCAACTATCTGATTGATTCTATTGTTAGCACTTGTGATTAAGCTGAGTAAACTATCTGCATCAGCAAGGTTTAGTGAAGCATTTTCTAAAGAAGATTCTAATTCGTTTAACCTGCTAATTATTAAATCAGTTCCTTCTGTTGTTGCTATTAAGTTTTCAACCTCATCAACTCTTGAAGAAATTGTGTTATATCTAATATTAGCATCTCTTAAAATCTTAGTTGCTTGCTCTAATGAACTTGTCGTATCCATAAATAAGTCCATTGAGAATGTCGTAAAGTCATTTACGTTTACTTCAACCCCAACATTATCTAAAGATGAATTAAATTTAAGATTTAATTTAAGACCAAATGCATTACCATTTAAACCAGTAATTTCATTAGGTTTGTATTTTACAATTTCAGGAATATATGAACTACTTGCTGCACCTGGATTATCTTGTGGGTTATCTAGTATTAAGATACCATAAAGATTTGTTGACCTGTTAGAAGGTACTGATTTGCTATAAAGGTCATAATAAATTAATACAGCATTAAATCTAAAATCTTGACCAGTTTTTGCAAAATCTTCTAAAGTTTGTAATGTTGAAGAATTTACAATATTAGCATAGTTATCAGCCTCCCAATCAATTCCATAATTAGAAGATGTTGGTCCTACTAAATATTCACCAGAAGCGACATCAGCAAGAGTTTCAGTATCTAAGTTTATATCTGGATGCGTTGTTCCAGCTCTACCATTAATATCAGCCTCTCCTAGAATAGAAGTTTGTGTAGTATTATAGTTTGTATTATTGAATAAAATAGTTGGTGTGTAACCTATGCTAGATGGTACATTTATAAAAACTTCTTGATATGCTTGTCCTTTATAGTTGATATCATTTCCAACATCAATAGTACCTAAATATTTTACTACTCTTTCATAATCTGTCCCAGTTCCAGAAGCATTAAATTCTTCTGTAGAAAAACCAACATTTGCAGCTTCATTAGAATCGGCAGTTTTGAATCTAATTGCTCCGGTTTTTTCCATCCATTTAAAAAATATCTTTTCTGCATCTGAACTAAAAAGAGTAGAATCAAAATCATCATCTTGTAAAAGTAAATCTTCCAAGTTAAGTGCATAATTTTGAAAAGTTTTAGCAAATTCTACAGCAGCGTTAGAAGAAGGAACGTAAGCCGCTCCTGAATAATCTATTAATGAATCAAACTGAATTGTATTTTCTCCACTCGAAGGTGCTTGAAAATTAGGCAAATCTAAAAGAGCATACTTTGAAAAGTCAAATTCAAGGTCTGCATTATTAAATGCCCTTGTTAAATCTCTTGTTCCATTTGCGAAGGCATACATTGTGCCTCCTTGTACTTGTGGTATTCTTACTAACGGTGTAGCCATTTACTTATTGTTTTTATTAAGATATTGTAACGCCATGAGAACCTACAACATACCAACTAGAACCTAAGTATCTTAGTGATAATGTACTCCCTACGCTGTTTAATGTAATATTAGTAGCTGCTGCGACGCTTGTTGCATCTACATCTCCTGCAACTCCTGCTATTAATGTAATTTCTTGACCTTCTGAACCTGCAACTAATGTTAATGCGACTGTACAATCAACAAAATAGTTATAATCTGTTAATGTAGCTGGTAAGGTTGCTGAAGGTGTTGCGATATCCTGATAAGAACCAGACTTTATTACGCTTCCTCCCAAATTACTTTCGCCAGTATTGTCAAGTGAAGTTGAACTTAATGTTGCTAGAGTAGTAGCACCAGATACAACTAATGAAAGTAAATTTGCATTAACTCCCGTTAATGTGTTTGTTGTCGGATCTAATAATGCTTTGATGTCTACTATCTCATCTTGTAAAGCATTAAAGTTATCATTAAGTGTCGTTCTTGACGAAGATAATGAATCTGTTCCTAAAATTTCTATAACTGCCATTTTTTATTGTTTTTTTATTTTACGTTTATCATATTTCTTTCGATACTATTCTTATTACCGTTACTGTCTTCCAATTCTAAGGATATTCTATAAGAACCTTGTTTTTGAAATAAGTATGGTAACCACATATTATCATAATATATATCACTGTAATCTGCGTTAGTATCTTTATATATTTTCCATACTGGATTTTTAATACCAGGCATCTGAGTTTTATCAACTGAAATAGTTACATGTGTAGACCTTTCAATATCAGCGCTGCCATTTATAATACGAACACTATCAAATGTTGGGTTATAAGAAGTAAAATGAACTTCACCTATAATTAGACCATTTGCCGTACCAGAACCTATGCTGAAATATACACTATCAAAGTCATATGAATAAGAATAGTTTTTACCTACACCTAACATAAAATTAAAAGTATCTACCGCACCGTCGTTATTAGTATCTTCAAATACTGGATTGTAATTAAATTTAGAAATTATTTCATCTGTTGATGCGTTTAATTCATCAGCAATTGCTTGCCATCCAGCAATGTCTCCAGTACCGGTTGGTGTGGAAGAAACAATAGTATGATATCCAATTTTATTTTCTTTTGTAATAGGATCGAAATGCTTTATTGTTAAAACATTACCTTGATAAGCATCTGATATTTTAAAACTAGCTGCTAAATCTGAACCTATTCTAGTTGAATTCCACCAAGCATGTTTAAAATCATTCCACCTTACTTCATCAATTGCATCCCATGTATATGGTCCTGTAGTTTCTCCATAACCTGTTAAATTAGAAGGGTCATTGTCTATAAATCTTCTAACCGTTGAAAATTGCTTTCCTTGAGATTCATCATATAGATAATTATTTCTATCCATTGTAAGATATAAACTTTGAAAACTATCTCTAACTTTTTCTAAATTTTCAGTAGGCAAATCCCAATATCCTCCAGTATTATCCCATGAAGTTTTCCATTTTCTCCAATCAGTATTTTCTTTCCATTGATAAATTCCATACAATTCAATAGGTTTAACTTTAACGTTAAATACATCTTGTTTTTTATGGAAACTTGTAAAACCATTTAAGTCAGTAAGTCTTAATTCAACTGCATAATCTCCAGTATATGGTACTATAATTGCAAGTTTTAGCATTTCTGGATGCCATGTCAAAATTTCATCAGGTGAAGTAAGACCATTAGTTTCCCAATATCCAATGTCTCCTTTAAAAGATTGAGAATATCCTCTAGGACCAGTTACTTTCCATTCAATTTCATAAACATTTCTTTTCCACCAGTTATTCCATGTAATTTGAGGGTCTATTGCATCTGCCCATGGAAAATCAGCATCTTCCCAAGTTTGTGGTAATGAAGTACATTCTAAAATTAATGGAGAACCAACAGGTACGTCATAGTACCCAAGAACACTATTGTTGAAACTATCTTTATCTTCTTCGTAATATTTTAAATAGAAATTTTCAAAGTCAGAAAGAAGTAATTCTCTATCTGATTGAGATATGTCATCAAATTCTTCCAGTCCTATAATAGAACCAGGAGAAGTTCCAATAAGTATATTAGAGTCTGTTAATAGTTTATAGTCTTCTATGTACAATTGTTTATTTTCCGGAAAAACTTTAAAATCAACATCTTTTCCTTCATTAAAAAGAGCAATAGGCTCTTGATTATTCCAAGTGTTTATGTTTTTTTGGTCAAAAAAGTCTCCTTCTCCGGTAATATCTACAATCTTTGCCTGTAATGGTAAATAGTCTCTTTGTAATTTACTCTTTAGACCATATAATTTTATTAATACTTCTTCAGGTGTAAAATCAAAAGCCTCTTCCACTTCTGGAATATCCCAATTATCAAACCCACCAGTTGGGTTATTTAATTTGTAAACTAAAGAAAATCTAGAAGTCTTCTTTAAATTAGAATTTGGTAAATTAAACTTTTTTCGTTTCTTATATGAAAAACCACTATTTGTATCAGGTACTGGAACTGCTTGTAATTTTCCAAAAGCTCCGCTCTCTTGATTTATATTTAACCAATATTCTTTTAATGTGATATTGTTATATCCAAAAAAGTCAATTGCATTCAACACTGCTTTATATGTTCCTACAAATGGTTTTATATTATGTAATTCTAAAAGAAGTTCTCTTCTTTTTTGGTTCATTAATTTCCAATCAATTCCATACTCATTAATATCATGCTCTTTAAACATAATAAAATCACCATCATCTAATGTGCCTCCTAAATTTTGTAAAAGGTCTCTTAATCTTTCATCTTCGCCGATAGTTTCGCCATACACTAATATTTCAGCCAAAACAGTATCATCAAAGGTATCAGATATTCTTAAAACTTTATCATGTCTACCTTCATTTGCAGAAGATAAACCAATATTAATTTGCATAGCACTATTAATATAATCAGAAACTTCTTTAAGACCTGTAACGTCAGTAGATACTAGGTTTGTATGGTCTAAAGTATCTAAAGTTAAAGTATCTAATTCTTGAATTTTTACAGTTTCATCTTCTATTCTAGTACCATAGAAAAACAAGTCATTGCTTGAATAAACATCATCAACCCATTCAACTTTAAATTGAGTTGATCCGGATTCCCCAATTGGAGTACCCCATACTGGGTTTCCTTGAGCATCTTTTTGCTCTTCAAGAATAAAAAGGTTTGCAGATTCATATAAACCTGTAGAAACTTCTGGTAAAAAGATTGAACCTTTTAAAACTCCAGAAACTAAATCTTCTTTTAAATTTAGTTCATTTTCTACACCATTAAAAAATCTTAAATAAGGATATTCTGCCATTATCTTACGTTTTTATCATCTTTATCGACCGTAAAGTTTTTCCAATTTTTCATTTTACGGATTTGTTTTATTGTATTCATATAATAATCTGTACAAAAACCTATAAAATCTCGAATAGTGTCATTTCTAAAAATATGACTAGAGATATTATTCCTAATAAGGTCATCAGAATAGTCATAACCTAAATTAAGTCTATTGTCTTTTCGTACCTTCTGGTAATTATATCTTTTTTCTCTTTTATATCTATATAAATCGTCGTATAGTCCCATTACAATGCTCTTCTATTTCCTGCTTGAATTCTACTATAAATAGTTCTAGGAACTGGTGGATTATCAAAATAAATTGAAAGTGAACTCATTTCACCAATAGCTGGAGTATCTTTTACAAGATTCCCATCTCTATCTTCCCAATTTCCTCTAAATACAGCAACTTCATCTTTATCTAAAATAATGTCACCATACTTATCTAAACCTATTTTATTGTACCAATCTTCTATAGCCTTATCTCCTCCTGAAACAGGAATTAACATGTCTGGCTGGTCAAGCGTTATTTTTTTAATTTCTTCTGTTCTTTTAAAGAACACTAATCTTTTTTGGTCTCCGTCGTTGCCGAGGAGTTCAGGCGTTGTGGGGGTAACTGTAACCTTTTTATAAGTGTAGTATCCATTTCTTCTAGCCTCTTCTTCAACACTTGAAACAAATTGAACATTTACGGCATCAACACCTTCAACATCCTCGATTAAGGCAACGATATCACTTTTAGGAAGTTTATCCCTTCTTGTAATTTTTATAAGGTAATTACTAACCGCAGCTCTGATGTCATTAAAAATATCTTCTTGCTTAAATCCTTCAAACCATCTTATAGATATATCCATTCTATATTTAATAGCTTTAGGCTCTACGAATACAGCTTCACTTGTAACCATTTGTTGACCACTATCCTCTATAACACCAATAAATCTATCAGTTTCTTCTTTGCTGAAAAAGAATTCTTCTTGCGGAACTGAAAAATAATCAGTACCAGACAATAATCTTTTTTCTAAATCTGGAATAGCAAAAATATAAATAACGTTGTCATCATCTAAATAGCCGTCTTCTGTTGTATTATATGCATCTAAATAACTAAATTGACCGTATTTAGATAAGAAATATTCATAGTTGTCAGGATTTGACAAAACATAACTTTTGCTAGCCATTGGTGTTAGCATTTTTGTAAATTCAGTAGACTCTGGATCTGCTCCCATAAAAGGAGTAATCAATACTTCAGAATCTAGTAGTTCATTTAAGTCATAATCTTCTCCTGTTGAATCAGAACCCTCTTCAATCCAGTTAAAACTTAAATCACCTGATTGATTTAAGTTTCCTGCAGCTCCATCACATTTTAAATATTGTATTTCTATTGCTGCTCCATTTTGAGGTATAGAACCAAAATTACCAGTTCCAAAGTAAATATCAATTCCACCACTAATTCCGCTTTTAATCAAAACTCCTTTATCTGTAGGTCTCATTTCATATAGACTATCAAATTTAGTCCATAATTCGCCATTTACAGATACTTTAACATAGTTGTGGTCTGTTGTTCCGGGTACTTTAATATTAAAACTTTGCATCTTTTCTCCAGTTCCAGTAACTGTTTGAGATTCTAATTCGCCCTGCATTATACTTGCTTGAACCCAGCCATTTGAAGATTTAGGTAAAAGAAACTCATCTTTTTGCGTTCTTAAGAAATAAGTAAGACCATTATTTTCAAATGTAATTTTAGTATTTACAGGTATAATTAAATTGTTTCCAGCAATATCATCTTTAGCACCTGGTTTCCATCTAAACCTAATTTCTCCAGTTGCTGCAAACCCTCTTGTTGGGTCATGACCGGCAAGTCTAGCAAGTCCATATATAGATTCAGGCTGCTGTGCAGTGTAAATGTTTTGCTCTACTGTAGAGTCTTCTATATAGAACATAAGCATTTCATTCATCTCAGACATTACTTCTAATATTTGAGCAAATGGTGAAGCTGTTGTAAAAAAGTCACCAGCTCTTCCATAGACTCTTCCAATATAATTAGAAGCATCGCCATATATTTGCTTAGCATTAACTCTTGCTTTTTCTAAAAATTTTAATTCAGCCATTTTTTTATTTATTATTCTATCCTGACCCCAACTAAATATTGAGAGTCAATTATTACATTTAAGTTTGCAATATCTCTTATTTCTCCTCTTTGAAAAGTAATATCTACTCTAGTATCATACTTTTGTGCTAAAGGGATATACATGTCTATTTGCTCCTTAACAAGTCCTTTAACTTGCTCTTCATTTGCATTCAGTTCATATATTAAAGTTTCTAAACTTGCACCAAATCCAGGTTCTCCTAAAACGGTACCCTTATCTGTAAAAAGCATAGTCTCAATTTGAGTAATAAGTTGTGATATCTCATTCTCAATATGAACCGTATTTACATTGTGATTTGGGTCTTCTATCGTTTTAACATATAATTCCATAGATTATTTATCTTATTTTTTAGGAGTGAAACATCCAATCTACTCCTTCATCTCCTTTTATTTCTTCTTTAACACCTTCCAGTTCTTCTTGTCCCATTGATAAAATACCATCATAGTCTATTTCAACTCCACCTGGTAGAGAAAACTTAAACACTGATAATTTAGAACCAATTGCAACTTTTACTTTAGCTGCAACATATCTAAAAAAGATTTCATCATTATACAATGCACAATCAGGAATACTTTCGTAAAGCTCTAAAATAACATCACCTTTAGGAGTATCTCCCATAAATTTCAATTCACCAGTTAATTGTGAATAATGGAAACTTAAAGGATTCTCTAATATTTGTCTAGCCATATCAAAGTAACTTTGGTTAATTACATAGTATTGTAACTCTTCAGCAGACTCTGAAGCACCTGAACCTTCAAATGCATTTCTAAATAACATTTTATCAATAGCGAAGTCATTCCCTTCAGTAAATCTTAAGTCAAAACCAGACGCTCCTGAATTCCAACCAGATGCTAAATCGTAAACTCCATAAATAGAAAAAACTTCACCAGAACCATCAAGTTCCTGTGGTCCAAAATTTACTGATCTGTTATCTTTAAAATAATCAGATGAAAAAACTTCAGAAGGAACATGATAATAGTTTTGTCTTAAACTATATTCGTAATTTTTTCTAAACCACTTAATAGCCCTTTTAGTTATATTTTTAACTTCAGGCTCTGGTAAATTTAAAGGTACCATACATGCACCTGTAATTTCTGAACCAATTTCTGCTAAAAAAGCAGCTAGACATTCTGCACCATAGTCTCTTTCATTTTGAAAATCTAAGGGTTCTCCTGTTCTTATTTTTGCCATTTTTAATCTATTTTTTTACTATTTATTATTTCAGTTTTATCAAACTCTGCAGACTTGCTTATTTTGCCATGTCTAAATATACCACCAATCATTCTTCCTTTAAATATTGAATCCCATTGGAAAACATAACAGTTTGTAAGTTCACATTCTCTACTAACATAACAAGATTCTACTTTAGAACCTGAAACCATAGTGTTTTGATAAAGGTTACACCTTAACATATTAGCATCTTTTATTTCAGATCTAAATATATCACAAAAAGAAAAAGTTCCAGATATCTTGCAGTCTATAAAGTCGTAATTATTCAAATCGAAACAATTCGATAGTTCACCTTCTTTAACCTGAACTCTTCCAATGTCGCTATCATAGTTAATATAACCTTTCGACAAAGAGCCATGGCTGATTAACTTAACTACACTAAACTTAATCTTGTCCCAATAAAGAGATATGATTTTATCAGATTTCTTTAAATCAACGGTTAACTCTATTTCTGGAAAAAACTCTTTAAACCTTGTATGGTCTTTAAGTACTGAAATATATGGATTGTTTTTATTCAATATTCTCTTTAATTCTAAAAGATTTAATTGAGTGTATGATTTACTTTTTGCAGTATTCCATAATTGAAATAAAAATCTTTCTAATAAATAAAGAATATTTGAAGTCTTCTTTTGATAATCTTTACCGCCAATATATCTAAACTCTAAATATCCTTTTTGTAATTTTTCAAAGTTTACTCCATAATACTTTTCATTAGGAAAGTCAAATGACATTGGGTTAATATGCTGTCCATTAAAATAAGTAGATTCTAATTTAGGTACTACCCACTTAATTGATTTTGCGTATACACTATTTTCTCTATTTGGAAACATTTTGTAAACTTCAGCCTCGTTAAAGTCTAATATAAACTTTAAAGCATCCATTCTTTGAATAAATTCAGGGTACTCTACTTTGTCAGAATCAAAACTTACATTTAAGTGTATTGATGACTTTTCAGTAGTATATCCATTCTTATCGATCCATGCTAACATGTCGATAATCATCTTTCTAGCATCGTTATAAGGTATGGCTCCAGTAACTAATTCGACCAAGCCTTTACCACCTGACATGTCAGGTTCTAATTTAAACTCTTTTTTAGTTGGTTGGAAGTCACTATGCGCTTTATCTTCTAACCTAACCTTTTTACCTAAAAGAGATGCTATTTCTTTTCTAGTATCTTCTAAAGACTTGTTGGAGTAAAATTCGAATTCTACTCCAACTAGCCCCATTTCTAGAATGTCTTCTTTTCTATCGTCATTAATAATTTGATACGTGAGCATGTGATAAATTTACTTTCTTTATATATCACGTATAATCTAATAATCTAAAAATAGATTTTACTCAGCAAGTTTTAAGAAAACTTTCTTTGTATCTTCCTCTATTCTAGTTATTGTAACGTTTATTTTATGCTTAGGTTTATACGATTTTAAAGCTTCTGTATTTTCAAATTCACTTACATGTAATAAGCCAACAATACCTTCCGCTATTTCAATAAACAATCCATAATCTTTACATGATTTTACAGTTGCTAAAACATCAGAATTAGGTTTAAACTTCTCATTGATTTTTAACCAAGGATTTGCAGCAACCTCATCTTTTTGAGTAAGAGTTATTTTATCATTTGAAATAATATCTTTGATTCTAAATGTAATCTCTTCTCCTGGAACTATTTCTCTATTCTTATGTCTTACTAACAAATCAGAATCTAAATCATTTACATGAATCATACCAGTTAAGCATTCATTAAATTCACAGAATACTCCATACTTGGCTGAACCTGTAACGGTACCAGTAATTTCTTGAGTTAAATTTTCTTTAAGTTTATCAATAGTACCTGGAATCATAGTCTTTAAATAAGCTCTATGTGAAACTACAATAGTTCCTTTTTCTTTAGAAAAACTTACTGGAACAACATACATGTCAGTGTCTATAATACTAGAGAAATCATGTAGTTTATTAATACCAGCTAAACTACCCGGCATAAAGCAGTCAATTCCATTTACACGAACAATATATCCTGCTTCTTGCATCATTTTAGTAACATTACCACTCCATGCCGTATCTTGTGTTTCGATAGCAGCTTGCATTTCAGTGAATGTCTTTTTTCTAGCTCCTTCAGTTAATGAACCGTATAGAGATACTGAATCATCAAAAGGGTCAGAAGTAATTGTAACGTCTACTTCAGAGCCTATTGTTTTTCCTAATTCTCTAAATGCAGGGTCTTCTTTTTGTAGATTAATAAAGACAAGTTGTCTATATCCAATATCGACAGTAGATGTACTGCCTTTAGTAGAATAAACAGTACCGGTGTATTGAACGCCGTGTTCAACTTTTGACAAAGTATTTGAGTCTTCATCATGTTTGTTGTACTTATCATAAAGCTCCTGTGCGTAGCTTTCTCTACAAAATACTTTGTGTTTTGGATCGTTTGTTTTAATGTGAGGATTTCCCTTCCTAATTGCTGATGGGCAAGTGGCTTCATAGCCATCCCAATCAAAGTTACCGTCGGCATCAAACCAATCGGCGTCAGATTTGTTAATCATTTGTTATATTTTTAAGGTTTAATTATATATTCTTTTAATTATTTAAACGAAAAGTTCAATGGGTTAAGTGTAATTGGTGCTGCATTTGTAGCTGGACCTGCTGGACTCTGCAATTGTAAAAACCCTGGAGGTATTGTCAATTTTATATCTGCATCTTTTACATAAGCATCTATCTCTTCGGCTATAATTTTAGAAAGTTCTTTTGATAAGACATCAATTAACTCTTTTGATATTTGTCCCGATACTTCATCTGCAAAGTTTTTCCACTGCTTCTTTTTAAAACTGTTCTGATCTATTCCTGGAGGCTCTAAATTATCTTGATACCATTTATCAATATTTTTCTGAGCTTTGTATAAACCAGCAGGTGGCATAACTAAATCTTCAGTATCGAATGCATCTGTTACAAAGTTAGATACTCTTACTTTACTATCTCCACCTGCAAGCTTTTTAGCAAGTGGCTCTTCTAACTCTTTAATTCTTTTTTCTATTTTAGATTTTAATCCGTTTTTATTTAACATACTATTGTGTTTTAGTGACTTGACTTAATTCTGCTCCATTTAATAATACAATTGGAGGTGTTGTTGGCGTTCCTGGTGATGCACTACCATGTGTATGTGCATTAAACAGCGCTTGGAATGTATTTCCTTTAATTACTTGTTCTGCAGCAGCTTCTCCTAATTCTATATTAGGACTGTTTACATATACCCTTGGGGCTTTTACTTCAACTTCATTTTCCGTAAAAAGATAAATTCTATTTTCAGAGTCTAGTTGAATTAAAGGAGATTCTTCAGCACCGGCCCCTGTAGTTACTATGAATCCTTTTTCAGGACTGTAGTACGCTCTTAAATTTCTGACAGCATCATATACTAAAGATATACAATTTTGAGGAGCTCCACTTTCTGATAAAATATCAGATTTAAAATCAGAATTTTGATTAACATGGTAAATATATTCAGGGTGGTAAATATCTCCATTATCAAAATTAATAGCAACAATATCACCAACTCTAGGAACTGCATGGGCTCCTGGTGTATTTCTATTTGAAGGCGTTGCCCAAGGAATAGAGCTTGTAGGAATATTATCAAATTTTCCAAATACCCTTACTCTACATCTACCATCTAATAAAGGGTCAGAATTATCTACAACCTCACCTATCCAGTGACTATCTCTTAAATTATCTATATTTAATTCTTTAGAATCCATATTATATTTATCTTATTTTTTAGACCAATTCTTGAGAGCATCTTCTATCTCAGTACTATAGTTTAAATAAAATTGTAAATATTCAGGTTCACGGAGTCTTTCAAATTCACCATTTATGATATGTTCGCAAATTTCTTTTATTCTTGCTTCAGTGTCTTTATCCATGTATGTTTCCTAAATTAGAATCCTTTTCAGGTGGAGGTGATTGAATATTGTTAGTAGGTTTAAGTGGAACTTCAGGAATTGATTCCGGAAATACATTATCTCCAACACTTGCACCGATATTAGAATTTTGAGATGAATCGTCTGTTAATGCCTGTGCAGTTTTTACTGCTAAATTTCTAAGTCCGTTTAAACTTCCAGCAGCAAGAGCATCTTGTATATTAGAAGCAGCATTTAAACCATATACGTTTCCTAAAAGAAGTTTTGCTAAAGTATCTTGTTTTAAACGCTGTCCAGCACCTTCAAGTTCTGCTAATGCATCAGCAAGTAAGTTTTCTCCTAATCTTCCTGGACTACCAAATTCAATGGGGTTTTCTGTGTTTTGATTTTCTCCAAAACCGTCTATTCTTTCGGTACTTAAAACTTCTTCAAGTGGCTGCTGTTCAAAACCGTCTATTCTTTCGGTACTTAAAACTTCTTCAAGCGGCTGCTGTTCAAAACCTTCAACCTTTTCTACAGTTTTACCGGTAAAAGTAACATTGGTCGTATCATTATTAGATTTAGTATTAGATTCTTCTTTGCCACTTCTTTTATCACCCTCACTTGAAGGCGTTGTAGTATTTTCATCATTTCCTGCAGTATTAGGAGTATTACTTCCAACTTCAGATAGTTTATTTTCAGCTAAAGTACCCTCAAATTCATTCAAGTATTGTTTACTGTAATACTTTACTGTTTGATACTTAATTTGAATTTGATTTTCTGCAATTTTAGGCTCTGAAGTCGATAATCCTCCAAATATACCAACTCCTGAATCTGTATGAAAAGAACATTTTCCTAATTTAACAGCAAAATGTGATTTTGCACTATATGCAATATCTTGATTTATTACAGTATACTCTCTTTCTTCATTTTGAAAATCATTAGTTTGATTTTTATTAGTATTTAACTTTCTATTAGCAATAGTTCTACATTCTGAAACAATTATGGTAAGACTAAAATAAGTCATATTATGTGGTAAAACTTCGCACCACCTATCCATATCAAATGCAACATCTCTATACATATCCATTAAACCAGCAACCATTAAATCTAAAGTTTCTATGGTTTTTATTTTTATACCGTCGTCAGTACCTCTATATGCTTCTTTTAAATTTTCAAATTTATAAACATTTTCAAAACCCTCTATTTCATAAAAATACCAAGGCATTTCTCTATTCAATTTTTGTAGAAGTTTTGTAAACCTTACAAGTTTATCAGCTCTTTCCGGTTCGAATAAAACATTTCTTAAAAAATCTTCGGCTACTCCGTTAAAAAGAGGAGATTCTCCCCAATCAAACATTAAAAAGAAGCTAATATATGTTGGGTCACCGTATTGGTGTGATCTGTAGCCCTTTTGCCATTTATTTCTAGTAAATTTATCCATGTTATTTATATTTAATACTATTTGCTAAAACTGGCCATTCTCTTCTTAAAAGAGTTAATTTTTGCCTAATCGATGGTTCTCCAGTCCTGTATATATATTCTATACCACCTATGATGTAGTGACCAGAAACAAAATCATCAAGTGTAACTTCTTGACCTTCATCTGATTCTCCTTCATCCTTAAAATCAAAGGCTTTTTCTTCTGCCTTTGCCCCTTTTTCTTTTAATACTTTATCAGTCTCTTTATTCATTGCAACCTTAGTTGGCTCAACATTGTACATTATAACTGGAATTTTTTGATATCTATAAAGTCCAGGATTAAAAGCTTCTAGCTCTACTGTTAATTGTATTTTTTCTAACTCTCTTAAATTTTGATAGTTATTAAGCATCGAATATTTGTGGTTAGAATGCACATTACCATTTAAAGAATAGTCTTGCTGTCTACCGATATATTTATGTTTTATGTGACTTTCGTAGTGAAATTCATCTCTTCTACCTTTAAGAGGTTCTTCAGTATCTCTTAAATTAGTGCTTGTATATGATTCAATATCGAATTCTATCAGCTTTTCTCCCTCAAGTTCATCGTACATCTGTAGGATTCTTTTATATCCATTCTTTAATGATATTTTGCTAGAATCATTACTTAAAGCCCATTGAGATATTTTATTACCAGTGCCGTCTGCTGAGTGGTTGTTAGTCAAATATAGTTTTGAAGTTATTTGGTCATTATCTTCATTTGTACTTTCTTGAGAAACTGACCTACTAAATGAAGTTATAAAATCTTGACCATCTTCTCCTTTAACATTTTTAGAATTAAAAATTTTGTTTACTTCTATAAAATTCAAATAATAATACTGGTCTATATAAAAAGTCTGAAATGCTTCTTCTTTTATATATGAAGCGTTTACAACCCCTTTCACGAAATCAACAGTTCTTTCATAAGCCTGAATTCTTACTTGCGAATCGTTTGCTGAATTAATATTTGTAGCCATTCCCAAACCTAAATTAGAAGAAACCTGCTGAATATGCTCTAAACTATTACCTTCATCAAATGCTCTACATTCTTCTGTAAAAAGTCCAGGTATTTTTGCAATTCCAGTAAACCCATAAGTTCTTTCACTATGAGGTAAACCTTTTCTAGGAGAAGTTATAGAAACTATATCAAAATCCATGTGAATACTTTTAAATGTATCCTCATTTTTTGAACCAATGTATATTGTAATAGCGTCTCCATCTCTTGGATATTGAGAAGTATCAAATGTTCCTTGAGAATCTTTTAATCTTACAGTAAGTTCAGGTATTTCATCAGTTATTGAAAGTCTAAAAGACATAATATCATGGTCTTGAAAATCATAACCGTTTATTGTTACAGTAGGAACATCAATTCCAAAAGTTTTTGTTTGCTTATCTCCACCTTCATCTTCATCTAATCTAGGTACCTCGATTTTATAAGGTCTAATAGAAGGTTCAGATACTACTAATATATTATTATCTAATTCTGCCATTATCTCTTCTTATTACGTTTACTCCTTCTATCGCTCTCTTTTTTCTTAAGAATATCTTTTTTCTTAAGAATCTTTTTATTCTTAAGTTTTTCGTCTAGTCCTTTTTCAGTATTCTTAGACTTTTTCTTTTGCTTTTCAATATCTAAATTATTAGACTTATCACCTGCTAGTGAAAACGTAGTTTGCTGACTTGTTTCTATAGTACCATCATATTTTACCGTAGTTTTAGTAGTAGTTGTAGTCTTTTTACCAGCATCGTATACTATAGATTTTTTAGTAGATTCTTTACCAATTACTTTACCTTTATCATCAAGTACATCTTTAACATCTGCCTTTCCAGAAATACTTTTATCACCTTCTAATTTAGCAGCTTTTGCTTTTTCAAATTCTTCTAGTGGTATTCCTGCATTTTTAAGTATATCTACTTCTTTTAAAGTTAAATCTTTCATACCTTTATCAAATATTGCAGGATCTACTTTTTTCCAATTTTCATCAGCAACATTACCTAAACCTTTGGAAACTCTAATTTTATCTTTTTTAGGTTTTACTGGTTCAGGTAACATAGCGCCCATTCCAAACTCAGTTGCTTTTTCGCCATCTCTTTCTGTAAATTTAAAAGTTTTATATCCTGTTTTAAGAACATTAGGTGGTAATACCTCTTTAAGTTTATGTTTCTTCTTAAGAAATTCTACTCTTTTTTGGTCTTTTGGCGTCAATCTTTTAGTATCTAAAAATTCTTGCCTAACTATATTATCTTTAGATTCTTCAGGTCTTTCTAATGCTTTAAAATTATTACCAATAACTGGTATTTTTAGAATGTCACCTTCTTTTATAGAAAAAGGGTCAGATATTCCATTAAATTTTAAAAGATAGTCCATGTGTTCATCAGTGTTATAATAATCTAAACAAATTAAATCTATTCTACCTTGTTCATCGCTGGTAACATAGTGTTCTTTTATAACCTTAATATTTCCCTTGTTTATAAACAACATTGTAGGCTGAGTAAGAATCAATCTACCAGCCTCAACTATTTTATCTAATATACTTCTAAGTTCCATTATCCGTTTGCAAATTTTGCCGCAGCTCTAGCTAAGTTTCCGTTTTTGTCTCCCTGTACTTTACCATACGCATCTACATCATAAGTTACACCAGGATCTAATACTCCATCTTCTGCCAAATATAATCTACCTCTACCAGCGTTAAACATTGATTCAATAGCACCTTTATCTCTTGGCATACCTGGTTTTAATTTAATAGTTACATTAAGTGTAGTTGGAAAATCTTCGTAACCCAACGGCCCTTCAAATTCAAATGTAGTATCAGTACATGCTAAATTTCCTATAACAGCGATTGGGTTAAGAGGATTTCCTACTGTAAGGTGCCATGGTCCTGTAGGGTCTCCAGTTAAGAATGCTGCCGCTACTGTACCACCTTGAGGTCCTCCTAATAAGTCCATCATAGCTCCACCCAAAATATTATTTAATATTTTACTATCTCCACCTTTCATAATATCTTTAACACCCTTTGTAATAGTTCCTGCTAAATCTTTAACAACACTACCCATAAATCCTTTAATATCTCCGCTTTGTAGTTTTTTAAGGTCTCCAAAAGGTTTACCTTTTTTACCACCACCTGTATATCTTACAGCTCCACCCCAAAACGGCGCTTCATTGTATGTTAAAATTAAAAGGTTTGCAAGAACATCTAAAAATGCAAGTTTAGGACTTACACCAGGAATACCCTTTAAATCATATTGAAATTTTAAAGAGAATTCTTGGCTAAAATTTAAACCAGCCTCTCTCATATTAACTTTCTTTATTATATTTAAAGGTGAAAATTCATGATTAGGATATGTTTGTTTTACAGGGTCATAACCGTCACCTTGTTGCTGTCTTATTCTAGTTTGCGAAGCACTTTCTCCCGCAAGACCTCCTTGTATATTTTGTGAAAAAGGCATGGAATCTATAAAACCGCCAAGTTTACCTCTATCTCTAGGTTGACTATTAATAGTTTGTAATTCTGAAGTAGCTTCTTTCCATTTAAAACCAACTGTAAATTTAAGTATTTCTTTCATGTTATTTCCAGGCTTTTCACCCATAAAAGTTACAGCTTGTGCAAGTGCTGGCTGTAAATTTTTAAATGGTTTACCATCTGCATTAAATTGAACAGGTCTTATAATATTATCCATAACTGGAAATGCAAATCTCCTAAGAGTAAGCAACTGGTTATTAGGTATTTTTCCATAATATTTTGTGTAAATAAAATCCTCATATCGATATTGATATCCTGGAGAACCTGTAAGTTTTCCGCATTCTTCAATAATTACTTTAGCAGTTGGGTTTTTAGGAGAACCGGAGTTTCCTATTCTAAAAACTTGAGCCTTTGTGTAACCAACTTTTGGTATACCTTCATCATTTCCTATACCCTGCATTGGAGTACCTCTGTATCTAAATAAACTCCATTTATTAGCTATAGACCTTGGCGAAGTTCCTTTTTCTTGAAAAATCTCTATTTTGTTTGTTTTACCACTGATATTATATTTTGCAGGTCTTTTAAGTTGGTCAAAAGCAGGAGGAATATCTCCTTTTTCTGATGGACTATCTGCAAGCTCAGATGTGTTTCCTAATAATTCAGCATTAGCAGCACGTTCTCTTTCAGCTTTACTTTTTGCAGGATTTCCTTTAGCACCTTCAACTCTTCCAGATTTAGCTTCATCTACTCCGGTTTTAACATTCGTGTATATCCATTCTCCTGCTTCCTGTGCCTTGTATACTAAATCGTCAAAGAAACCCATAAAATTATAAAAGATTTTTTTATTATATATCTAATAAATTTAGATATGTTTGTCTAAATCTTCTACATTGGGTTTTTCAGTTAAATTATCAAACCATGCTTTATTATTTGGAGCCCTTTCTCCTAAGAATTTTTTAAGGGAATTAATGAAATCAAATCTAGTATGAAAATAGAGTTCTCCTTTGCTATATTGGCTTCTGGTACTCATATCATATAATTCTTTAAGATTTTGTTCTATAAGGAATGTTTGTATATTATTAAAGAAGTCTCTTTGCTCTTTTCTTGTTTTACAACAATATACACTATCTACAACAACTAGATACTTTTCCCAATTATCACCATTATATGTTTTTTCTACAAATTCATCTATGGTCTTGATGTTTTTTCTAACTAACTTGTATCTAGTGTCAGCACCTTCAAAATCTCTAATAGTTCTGCCTTTAATCAAAAACCTTTTTACAAATGCAACATCTTCGTACATTTTGTCTATTTTAATTTGGTATTGTGGATTGTATTCATCAAACTTGATGTCATAAATAACTCCTCTAACCGCGAATAAAATA